TTGCAAAAACGGTATGTTTGTAGGTGTTGGCGGTTCTGTAACAGCAACGGTGTTTTATGGCTAAGTCTCCAGCATGGCAGAGAAAAGAGGGCAAGTCCGAAAAGGGCGGCTTGAACGCCAAGGGTCGGGCCTCCGCGAAAGCGCAAGGTATGAACTTGAAACCTCCCCAGCCGGAAGGCGGCTCACGGCGCGACTCCTTTTGTGCAAGGATGAGTGGCATGAAAAAGAAGCTAACAAGCGAGAAGACAGCCAACGACCCAAACTCACGGATCAATAAAGCTTTGAGGGCTTGGAATTGTTAGATCTAAACACCGCTTGGTCTGCCGTCCTGTCCTTAGTGATTGGACTGCTAGGCTACATGATGAATGAAAAGTTTAGGGAGCTTGCTCGTATAAGCATTCTCTTAAACAAAACACGCGAGGAGGTTGCCCGTGATAACGTTACTCAAGCAGAAGTGGATCGCATTACGAACCACATTGACCAACGCTTTAACAAACTTGAAGCAAAGATTGACCAGCTTATTCAAGCGGGGCGATAATGCCAAGTAAGAGTAAAGCTCAACACAATTTCATGGCAGCGGTGGCTAATAACCCATCTTTTGCTAAGAAAGCAGGAGTCCCACAATCCGTGGGTAAAGAGTTCAACAATGCCGATAAAGGCAAAACTTTTAAACAAGGTGGCGATATGAAAAAGATGAATATGGGTGGATACGCAGACGGTGGCATGCCTATGAAAATGAAAGACGGCAAAAAAGTGCCCGCTTTTTTGAAAAAAGGCGGCATGGCTGCATCTAAGATGGGCGCTGTAAAAACTGGCAAAACACCAGACGGCGTTGCTATGAAAGGCAAAACCAAAGGCAAGATGATCACCATGAAAAATGGTGGCAAGTGCTAATTTAGGAGTCTCAAATGAGTCCAGCAGAAAAACAAGCGCGGGAAGAAATGGCTGACCGCAAGATGAATACGGCTACTGAAGCTGCGTATACAAAGTCTTTGCGCAACACCGAATACGCCCCTGAAAAGAAAGACCCGCGTGACGCAGTTCGTGGTCAGCGTGGCTATGCTAAAGGTGGCTCTGCTTCTTCACGCGCTGATGGTATTGCCACTAAAGGCAAAACTCGCGGAAAGATGTGCTGATATGGCAACCGTAAAACCAGCTGCTAAAGTGGTTAAGTCTTTAAAAAAAGCTGGGTTTTACGACGCAAGTAAACCCAAGCGACTAGGTATTATTAATAAAGTTACAACTAAACCTCAACGGATAGAAATGGTTGATAAATTATTTCTAACCAAAAAAGCTAAAGGTAATTCAAAATGATGTCAAGTCGTGGTATGGGAGCCATATCCCCAAGCAAAATGCCCGGTGCAAAGAAAAAAGCACGTCGGGATGACACTGACTTTACTCAGTATGCTGAAGGCGGAAAAGTCAATGCTGCTGGCAATTACACCAAGCCCGGTCTTCGTAAAAAGATTGTGTCTCAAGTAAAGTCCGCAGCAACACACGGTACGGGCGCAGGTCAATGGTCAGCACGTAAAGCACAACTTGTTGCAAAGAAGTACAAAGAAGCCGGAGGAGGTTATCGTGATTGAATACGCAGGACATTTAGGCGATTGCGCCATTAGAGAAGATGGCCCATGCACTTGTGGCACGGACGAAGTTCTTGAAGAATTAGCGTTTGAAGAGGCTGGTTTATCCGCTGAAGACTTTGAATGAAAGCTCCTCAAAAATCGCTTAAAGATTGGGGCGACCAGAAATGGCGCACTAAGTCTGGTAAACCGTCAAGTAAGACGGGTGAGCGATATTTGCCTGAAGCAGCTATCAAATCTTTATCTCCTCAAGAATATGCGGCCACAACTAAAGCCAAACGTGCTGGTAAAGCATCTGGTAAACAATTTGTAGCACAACCTAAAACTATTGCAAAGAAAACGGCAGGATTTAGATGAGCACTACCGGAACCACACTGTTCAACATGGACTTCACGGAGATCGCCGAGGAAGCGTGGGAACGTGCGGGCCGAGAAATGCGTTCTGGCTACGACCTGCGTACAGCCCGTCGTTCTATGAATTTGATGACTATCGAGTGGCAGAACAAAGGCATCAATATGTGGACAATGGAGCAGGGTGTAATTAACCTGATTCCGGGACTTGCCACGTATGCATTACCTACAGACACTATTGATTTGCTAGAGCACGTTATTCGTACTGGGCAGAATACAGCTTCTACTCAAGCTGATTTAACTATTACACGCATTAGCGTTTCTACCTATGCAACGATACCAAACAAGTTACAACAGGCGCGACCGATTCAAGTATGGATCCAGCGGTTATCTGGCGAGACAAATCCTACAAATGCTGTACTTGATGGTGCAATCACCTCCACGGCAACGACGATCACGCTTAACACGGTGGTTGGACTAGCTGGATCAGGTTTTATTCGCCTTGGCACAGAAGATATTTACTACACATACGTATCAGGGAATACCCTAGGTGGCGTATATCGTGGTCAAAACAACACTACAGCAGCCGCACAAGCAGACGGGACTGCGGTGTTTGTTCCTCAATTACCAGCTATTACTGTGTGGCCCACACCTGATAACTCTACTACCTATCAGTTTGTGTACTACCGACTGCGTAGAGTGCAAGATGCTGGCGCGGGTGCTGAGACAGCCGACATGAACTTTAGGTTTTTACCATGTGTTGTGGCTGGATTGGCGTATCACATTGCTGTCAAAGTTCCTGAATTGATGCCCCGCATCCAGATGCTCAAACAGATTTACGACGAGACATTTGACATAGCCGCAGGTGAAGATCGAGAAAAAGCAGCTATCAGATTTGTTCCTAGACAAATGTTTATTGGAAGTGGCGGAGGTTACTAATGGGTAATCGTTTTGCATCTGGCAAAATAGCGATTGCTCAATGCGACCGCTGTGGTCAGCAGTTCAGACTAAAGCAGCTTAAGACCGAGATCATCAAGCAGCGCAAATACGAGTTGTTAGTCTGTCCTGAGTGTTGGGATCCAGATCAGCCCCAGTTGATGCTTGGAACGTTCCCAGTGGATGATCCGCAGGCACTGCGTAACCCACGCAGGGACACAACATATGTGACGTCTGGTGTGAATGCGGCTGGGAATCTATCTGGTGGTTCGAGAGACATTCAGTGGGGCTGGAACCCGGTTGGCGGGTCTAGGTTTTTTGATGATGGGTTGACACCAAACTACTTGGTGGCAACGACATTTGTTGGTACAGTAACGGTATCTTAAGGAGCTTAAAATGGACAAAGCGGATTTAAAACAAGACAAGAAGATGATGGCTGGAGCCGTGCACAAGCATGAGAAAAAGCTGCATCCCGGTCAACCTATGACTAAGTTTGCTAAAGGCGGCAAAACTAACGCACAGATGAAATCTCTGGGTCGTGGTTTGGCTAAAGTAGCTAATCAAAAGAAGTCTTCTTTTACATACAAAAAAGGTGGCTAATCATGGCTACATTTAGCAAGAAAATGATGGGCAAAGAAGTTGGCGATGCCGCAGTCTATGCCACGCCACATACTATGTCTGGCAAGGTTGTCAAAGCTTCTACCAATCCCGGTTCTGGCCCTGACCACAGCGATGCTTCTACAGTCAATATGTCTGTAGGTAATATTTCTCGTCGGCCTGCACCAGCAGCTAAAACAACTGGCATCAAAATGCGTGGCGCAGGCGCAGCTACCAAAGGCTTTATGTCTAGAGGCCCAATGGCATGAACTACGCAGACCTCGTTAGCGCTATTCAGGCGTATACCGAGAACACGGAGACAAACTTCGTGGCGGAGATTCCTGTCTTTGTCAGGCAGGCGGAGCAGCGTATTTATAACGTTGCCCAGCCCTCTTTTTTAAGAGAAAACGTAACGGGTGTATTAACCACTGGTAATAAGTTTTTGCAGTGTCCTACGGACTTTTTGTCTGCCTACAGCCTTGCCATATTTCCAAACAACTCAACAACTGCGACGGGTACATCTGGGCTTAAAACCATCGTGGTAGCGAGTGCCGCTGGGATTGCTGCGGGTCAGCAGGTAACGGGTACAGGTATTGGTGTCAACGCACTGGTCAGAGGCATTGTGGGAACGACCGTCACACTGACGGTTGCCAACAGCGGTACAGTGTCAGGTACGGTCATCTTCCAAGGTGACAATCTGTACCTACTTAACAAAGACGTTAACTTCATTCGTGAAGCGTATCCTTTGACGGCCCAGCTTGGTGAGCCTAAACACTACGCCATTTTTGGCCCTCGGTCAGACAATGAGCGGGAGCTTACTTTCATCCTTGGCCCGACACCCAATGCAAACTACACCGCAGAACTACATTATTACTATTACCCAGAATCTATCGTGACCGCCGGTACGACTTGGCTGGGCGATAACTTTGATACAACCTTGTTGTACGGCTCTTTGGTGGAAGCTTACACCTACATGAAGGGTGAAGCAGACATGCTGAAACTGTACCAAGAACGGTACGTCCAAGCTATTGCTTTGTATAAGAACCTTGCTGACGGCAAGCAGCGCGGTGATGCTTACAGAGATGGCCAAGTCCGAGTGTCTGTCTCATGATCTTACAGACCCAAACCACCAGCTTTAAACTGGAACTTTATACAGGTGTTCACAACCTGTCTTCAAATACTTTAAAGGTTGCTTTGTATACAGCCAGCGCCAATCTTGATGAAAGCACAACTGTATATTCCGCGACCAACGAGGTCAGTGGTGGTGGGTACACGCCGGGCGGCGTGGCCTTGTCCGGGGTCACAATCAGCTCTGATGGGTACACAGCCTTTGTTAACTTCAATGATGCTGTGTTTAACGCCTCGGTGACAGCTCGGTGTGCTTTGATTTATAACTTTACCCAAGCAAATAAATCTATTGCGGTGTTGGATTTTGGATCAGACAAGACATCAACCAACTTTACAATCGTGATGCCCGCTAACACGGCATCTTCTGCTTTAATTCGTAGTTCTAACTAAGGAGTCATTATGACTATTGAAAAAACCAAAGCCACTGACGTTGTTTCTAGTGGTCTGACTTGTAACACCAAAGCCGGTGAAGCTGCACAAGCTACAGGCGTATTTGAAATCAAATGCCACGACAAAGACGGCAACTTGAAGTGGTCTGCCGAGTCTAAAAATCTTGTAGTCAACGTTGGCCTCCAGTATATGGCTGGCAGTGCTTTGACTTCAGTAAGTCAGATTACCACTTGGTATCTTGGTTTGTACGGCGCTGGCGCTTCTAATACACCTGCGGCTGGCGACACAATGGCTTCCCATGCTGGTTGGACAGAAGTTACTGCTTACAGCAACGCCAACCGTGTGACTGCTACTTTTGTAACAGCTACAACCGCTGATCCATCCGTGGTAACTAATACAGCTTCACCAGCCGTGTTTAATATCAACGGCACAACAACAGTCGGCGGTGCGTTTTTGACAAGCGAAAACACCAAGGGTGGCACAACAGGAACATTGTTCTCTGCTGCTGACTTTGGCTCACCCGGCGACCGTTCTGTGGTGAACAGCGATACTTTGTCTGTGACTTATACATTCAGCTTGGCG